GGTGAAGGCAACGACTTCCACGTCATGTGCCTTGATGCGATGGAGCTGGAGGCGAAGATTAAGGCCGCTGTGAGTTCTAAAGATCACCAGTCTTCTACTGTCTTCACGCCACCGGATTCCTCTCTCTCTACGACGACGCCCTCGACGACTCTATCGAAGATGGACTATAAGTTCTTCTTCTTTCCATGGTTCAACGACAAGACGTATCGTACAAAAGACCCCATCGTTATCACGCCGAACATGGCGAGATATTTTGACGATCTCGAGAAGCGACTCCACATCACTCTCGATGTTGAGCAACGGCAGTGGTACGTCTTTAAGGCAAAGAATCTCAAGGAGCGAATGCGCGAACAGTATCCGAGTACTCCCGATGAGGCATTCTTGAGTACCGGGAATAAACAGTTCAATGGCGACGTCATTGATGCGAAGATGGCGAATGAAGTTCATGATCCGATCTTCATTGATGGTGATCTCATGATCTTTGACCATTACAAGCGTGGACATGCGTACGGTATCGGCGCAGACGTTGCCGATGGCGTCGGGGCAGATTCCAGCACGATGAGCGTCATCGACTTCACGATCAATAAGGTTGTCGCGACGTATCGTAGCAACCTCATTGACCCCGTGAACTTCGCTTTCGATCTCGCTCGCGTTGGGATGATGTATGGCGGATGCGTCATTGCGCCGGAGAGCAACCGAACAGGCCACACGGTTTGCGTGAAGCTCGCAGAGATTTACTCGAACGTCTACCAGTTCGAGATGAAGGGATACTCAGAGTTGAAGCAGACGATCCGTTTAGGCTGGGCGACGACAGTATCGACGAAGCCGCGCATGATGTCTGAACTCAAGGCAGCCTTTGAGTCAGAAGAGGAATCATTGATGATCCCTGATCCCGTCATCCTTCGAGAAGCGCGGATGTATGCAAAAGATGACAACCTTACGACGACGACAGCGCAGACGACGAAGACGACGCGGCACTTCGATCTTCTCATCGCTACGGCTATCGCGTGGCAGATGAGAACACATGCGACGACGTCAATTCTTGATCCGAAGACTCAGCATCATGTGAGCAAGATTCGTACGATGTCACAGAGCGGACAACGCAGATTTCGCTAATTAAAATCTTGTGTTACACTGGTGGTAATTTCTATGCCAATGCAACCGAATGCGAGTTCTCAAGGGACGGCAGGTATCTATGCCGGAGACGGGAACTCTCCGCAGAAGTCGGCACATACCATATCTGAATTGATTCGACAGACGCGCAAGAACTTTCTTGAGCGTAAACTTGAGATCATGCCAGGTCTCTTCTTCAATCAGTTTGAGACTTTGCAGACTATCCATTTCTACCTTAACTCAAAGTTTGAGAACGGAGACACGGATGAGAACGGGAACGACAAGTTCTTCCACAACATCATCAATCATCGGAACGCGCAGTCGACGAAGAACATCGACCTCGACACGAAAGATGTTCGCGTGACCACGGACCAAGAGAATAAATACTGGGCGAGCTGGATTCTCCGGATGGACTTGCGCGAATGGATGCGGAAGGAGTTCTTTGCGTATAACCTCAACCAACTTGCAGAGGATCTTCCACGATTCGGATCTGTTGTCTGGAAGAAGTTCTCTGAGACCGGAACTGACGGCAAGACGCATCTTCGCATTCGCAGCGTAGACCTTCGTGACCTCATCGTCGATCAGAGCGTTGAATGTATGCGCGACTCACAACTTACCGTTGAGCGCATCGTCATGAATGCGCAGCAGCTCAAGGACATGGCTGATTTTGGTGGATGGGACAAAGATGAAGTCGAGAAGCTTACGAAGACCGGGATGACGACGGTGAAGAAAGACAGATTCCTCCGCAACCGCGACGTTGAAAATGCCGGCGCATACAGCCTCACAGATGCCCTTCCAGCCATTGATGTCTATGAAGTCTGGGGCTACGTTCCAAAAACATATCTGCCAGATGATATGAAAGGCGAAGATCCGAAGCCTGATGAATATGAGTATGTCATGGCCATCGTTGCTGGTATTGAGACTGGATCGCAAGATCGTTTGCTGTTTTGCGAGAAGGCTTCTCCAGAAGAGTATCCATACAAAGACGTCCACTTCCGCAAACTCCCGGGACGCTGGCTTGGCCTTGGCAACACGGAGATCTTGATCCCATTGCAGATTCGTATCAACGAACTTGTCAATCGATTCTTCTCGGCATTGCGCCTTGGATCAATCCATCTGTTTCAGACACGCGGAAGACTTCACCAAAAGAATCTTTTGCAGGATGCGATTGACGGTGACATCATTGAATCGACGCATCCGATCGATCCTCTCGCTACAGAGATCCGGGCGTTCAGTCAATATCAGAATGAGATCCAGAACATTGAAGCTCTTGCGGACCGGATGTGTAATACACCAGAAGTCGTCACGGGGGAGTCGATGCCGGCCGCTACACCATTCAGACTTGGCGCGCAGCTCGGTACGAGTGCGGCAAAGATCTTCGACTTCATTCGAGAAAACTGCGGCATATTTGTCGGTGACGTACTGCGGAACTGGGTCCTTGAAGATCTGCGCGAAGAACTCACTAAAGAGCACATCTTGAACCTCATCGGATCCGTCGATGAGCTCGCGGCATTCGATGAAGCATATCGTAAATCCGTTCTCTACAATGAAGTGAAAAAGTACGTTCTTGAAAACCATTACCTCCCATCCGTTGAAGACTTCCAGATAGCCGAACGCGCGCTGTCTGATCAGATGAAAAATGGGGACCGGAAGATAAAGGTCGAAGAAGGATTTCACGAACCGGATTTTCTCGATACAGCGCAGATCGTCATCGATCCAACCGGAGAGACGGAAGACAAGGGAGCGATATCAGAGACGTTGGGAAACATCCTCCAGATCGTTACGAGTAACCCAGCCATATTGCAGGATCCGAACGCTCGCATGATCATTGGACGCATTATGGAATCATCGGGAATCTCCCCTCTCAAGCTAACCGGATTCGTTTCTCAACCGCAGCCTCCGCAAGGGGCAGCTCCGGCGGAAGCAGCCTCTCCGGCAAGCCAGAAGTTCTCGGCAAATCCCGGGGACGCAGCAGCCGGCGGAGGCGGTCCAGTAGCCTCTAAGATGGCGATGGGATAATCTAAATAATGAAAAACATATATGATGCCAAACCTTTTGCCAGAGATCGCCGAGGAAGATAAGCGTATACTCGAGACGTTCGCCGCGTCCGGTTCAGCCGAGGCCGCTGTTCTTACGCGCGTGTTCAAAACATATCTTGAGCATTTCCGTGATATCCGAAATATCGATCCGCAAGGAGCGAACGTAGGATTGCAGGCTTGTTCGCACTTTCGTGCGTATGATATGCTTGAGGAGATTTTCAGGACTGTTGCTCCAGAAAAGCGACAACCTGAAGAGCGCAAGTCTAATTCATATCGATAGTTCCTATGAAGAAAGCCCCATCCTCCGGGAAGAAAGTGACAAATGCCAAAGGCGTCATGTCAAATCTCGGAAAGAAGTCCAAAGGCGTCAAGTCCAAGAAGGTGACAAAGTGTTCATCTTGCGGAAAGTCTAGTCAGTGCTAGTTCTTTTTTAATTACTTATGGTCACAAAAGACCATTATAAAATGACATTGGTCACTAAAGACCTACCAAAAAACGACTATGTTACACGAAGACGACAAGAAAGATATCATTGACGATGAAGATGAAGATCTTAATCTAGATGATGATGCGTCCGATACGGACGATGAAGCAGAAGAGGAAGATGATACTTCCATCGAAGAAGCTGATTCATCCGAAGAAGACGAAACAGAGGACGAGGATTCCGAAGAGGAAGATGACGATGAGTTCAGCGATGAGGATCTCAACGATCCAGCGAAGCGAAAGAAAGCTCTTGAGATTTTGAAAAAGCACAAGAGCATCGCTAAGCAGCGAGCCATCTGGAAGGACCGCGCGTTAAAGTCTGGCTTTAGCAAAACAAAAAAAGAAGATGACAAATCTCCAAAGCCACAGAAAGAAACGCGCAAGCAGTCTACTCAGAGCGCAGTCCAAGAGGCCCGCGAGCTGAATGAACTCACGAACTTCCGTCTTGACCACCCGGACATCCCGAAAGCGATGGTCTCAGAAATTAAAAAATATGCACGTGCCAATGAGATGACATTGGAAGAAGCTATGAAGAAGCCGCTTATCCGCCGCTTCGTCAACGATAAACAGCTCAAGGAGCGTTTATCAAAAGCCTCGCCATCGTCTCGTCATCGCACGCCCCAGCGATCCGCGCCAAAAGATTGGAGCAAAGCGTCCGCCGAAGAAGTGGCAGCACATGCCGCAGAAGTCCGCCGACGTGGGCAACAAGCCTAAGCGATGAGATCGTGGGATTAACCCCACTATGGCAAATACCACAACTTCTGTCGTAACACACGTCCGTGCGTTCTACGACCGCCAAATGCTCGAGAAGGCCAAGCCGCACTTGGTCCACACATGGTTCGGTCAGATTCGCGACATTCCACAAAACTCATCTGACACGATCAAGTTCCGCCGCTATGGTCTCTTGAGCGCAGCCACAACTGCTCTCACGGAAGGTCAGACGCCGGCAGGCTCCTCGCTCTCGGTCACGGACTTGACGGCTACCGCTGCTCAATACGGTGATTTCGTCACGTTGACTGATGAGCTCGAGACGGAAACGGAAGATCCGATCATTATGGAAATGAACGATATTCTCGGCCAGCAAGCTGGGAACACGTTCGACCAGCTTTGCCGCGACGTGCTCGCCGCAGGCACTTCCATCCAGTACGCTTCCTCCGCCGTCTCTCGTGGAACGGTTACGTCCACAATGAAGATGAACGTCGCAGAAGTCCGCGAAGCGGTTCGCACGCTCAAGGTTCAGAATGCAACGAAGATCACGTCGATGATCTCGCCAACGCCGGGCATTGATACGATTCCGGTGAACGAATGTTTCGTCGGCATCGTACATCCAAACACGGTGTACGACTTGAAGGCAGATCCAGAGTTCGTCCCAGTTGAAAACTACCCGTCGCAGTCCGGCGTCATGCCGGGTGAAGTCGGCAAGATCGATGAAGTCCGCTTCATTGAATCCACGAACGCGAAAGTGTTCACGGCATCCGGCTCCGGCGGCATCGATGTCTACGCGACCCTTATCCTCTCCGCAAACGCCTACGGTGTCACACGTGTTGCTGGTAAGGCTCTCCAGACGATCACGAAGCCTCTTGGCTCTGCCGGCTCCGCTGATCCGCTCGAACAGCGCTCAACTCACGGTTGGAAGGGGTACTTTGTCGCGAAGATTCTTAACGATAGCTGGTTGGTCCGCATCGAACACGCAGTCTCAGCATAGTCTTGAATACGGGGGACGGCTCACGCTGTCCCCCGTAACTAGGTCTTAATAAACGATCTCATAAACTATGAATAACGAAAAAGAGATGGATAACCTCAATATCGAAGGGCTCGACGACCTTGAGCCTGCAGAAGATAAAGAGGTTGAAGACGCACCTGTTGTAAAAAAGCCATCTGTAAAAAAGCCGTCTGTAAAAAAGACGTCCGCAGAGAAGGCTCTTGCGGAAAAAGAGCAGGAACTTGAAGACGAATAGGAAGATGAGTCAAAGTCTCCAGATTTGGATAAGATCGGCGATCTCATTGAGGATCGTCGGTATCAACTCCGCCAAAAAGCTCTCGCTGTCCGCAGGCATCTCCAGTCTCAACCGCTCATTCGCATCATGGTTCCACGCGATGCGAACGAATCGAAAGAGGCGACTCAGTATTACAGCATCAATGGTTTCTCCTTCTATCTCCGAAAGGGCGTATATCAAAATGTTCCAGAGCAGATCGCCGATCTCGTCTCTGAAACGTATGGCCAAGATGCGGAGATTGTAGCAAGCCATCCGATGAACTTAGCCAATAACAAGGCTGCCGCCAGAGAGTTCTCACGGTAGTCCATAACCATTCATTATGGCCAAATCAATTGCCCTCGACGTCACGACGTCGCAAGCTGGTCTCACGACACTCCTTGGTAAGATCCAAGCGTCGCTCGTTGACCGCACACTCGTCTCAGCCGCTCTCGCGATTGGGTCGGGTTCAAAGAAGAAAGTTAAATTGGTCGCTGCTCCTTACGCTCTCGTCAATGGCGTTCTCGTCAAGGGAACAATCAATGAAGAAGAAGCTCTCGCTGGTACGGTCACGAAC